AGCTTCTCTTTTCTCGATCTGAGCGAGTCGCAGGCGAAGCTTTAACTCCTGATCAGATACATCCATCGGGGGCCCCTAAAATGATCAAATACTGTGCAAAAATATGCACATTTATTTGGCAGTGAACAAGCGTTGAGCATCTGCCTAATAATTAGGCAATGTTTCACGTGAAACAGTCATATCGTTTTTCACAGGATTATTTGTCAAAAACATGGCCCATGCACCCGCTGGCACACACCCGGGCCCGCGGCCCAGGAATCGCGGCAAACGGTTGTTTTTGCTAGCAAAATGACCCGATATCCCGGGGCCCCGGAACTAGGATTTCAGTGCCAGCTCGAGCTGCCGGGCATCTGGAACGAACTTACAGGAACCGAGGCCGGGGGATCGGATCCCGGGGCCCAGTGCCTCGATGGCCGGTGAGCTGCTCGAGCTGCTCGAGCTCGAGGCCGGTGAGCTGCTCGAGGATCGAGGGCCGCAGCTCGATTTCGATGTGCAGCGCGACGACATCCAAGGATCGAGGGCCGGGTTCCGCCCGCTGCTGAGCGATTTTCGCCGCAAGAAAGGCCGTCTCTCGTCGATCTCGTGCCCGATTGCAGTGTCCTAGTACCTCGAGCTGCTCGAGATTCGGCCTTTTTTCGAGGCTCGAGGCTCGAGCTGCACGGCGTCCGGTACGTTTGGCGCGGTCCTCGAGGCCCGGGGCCGGGCATGATTCACTGAGAAAAGGACAAGAAAAAACCCGCCCGGATCGCTCCGGACGGGCTCGAGGTGGTTGAGCTGCTGAACGCTTACTGGTGCAGCTCGAGCGCTTCGGCGACGGTCTCGATCTCGAGCTCGTCGCGGGGGATCAACCGCTCTGATCCGCAGGCCTGACAATATTGCGGCCCGTCGGGATCGTCCGGGAATTGATCCCGGAAAACAACACGGCAGTCAAAACACTCATACATGAGCCGGCACCTTGTGCAACCGACCGTCGCGCAGCTCGTAGTCACCACACTCTCGGGGGTCTCGCTTGCCCATGTAAACGGTGATCAGCGGATCGAAAACATAATCACGGCAGGATTTCATGCCCTGCACCTTCTCGATCTCCTGCGCCAGCTCGCGCAGGCTGTCCGTGATGCGATAGATCACGGCTCCGGCTTCCATCCGAAAACCGCCGCCCTCGGTGTGCTCGGTCGGGCGGGTGTATTGCTGGGTTGCGGAATATTTCGCCATTGTCTGGCCCTCCTATATGTCGATTGAAATTGACGCGCCGGAAATAACGTCCCGGACGATCTCCTCAACGGCGGCTTGCCGATCGTCCTCGCTCTCGGTGTCGCCTAACCGCTCACTGAGCCGCGCGTCGATCATGTCCTCGATGGCGCAACGGTGATCGTCGATATCAAACTCCTGCATAGCGGTTTCGATCATGTCGTCAATCGAGCTGTGGAGGCGTGACGAATCTTCGATCTTCGACTCGATCAAGGCGTCGATCGGATCGCCCAACACGATCATGAGGGCCTCGGCGAGGCGGTCCTGATTGCGCTGCATATCAGCAAGGTTGGCAACGGCCGCTGCACGTGCGCTCTCGGCCTCGTCACGTTGCCGCTCGGCGGATTTGAGTGCCACCTGATATTGTGCAATGTCGATGCCTTCAGAAATGCCGGTGTTTTCTGCTGTGTTTGTCATTGGTTTTCGTTCCCTATTCGCAAAGTATCAAATGACACTTTTTCACGTAGTTTTTTTATATGGGATTTTCGCCAGCTTGAAAAGCATAAAAAAAGGCCCGGGCACTGGGCCCGGGCAAGTTGCCTGTACATTCGCCGGGGAAGCCCGCCCCGGCTCGGGATCGATTAGGCAGTCACCTTGTCGAGGATCGCGCCGGCCTTCTTTTCGAGCTCGATGCGGTCATCTTGATGCGGGATATCCCGAGCCAGTGCGGTGATGCCCTGAGCGGCATCCCATACGCTAGCAATGGGCCTGCCTTCTTCCTTCACGTGCCGAGCGGCTGCGGCGCGGCTGCGGGCCTTGCTGAGCCCGGCCCGGCGGTGCAAAAACTCGAGGGCCTCGGCTTCGTCGTCGGCAATCTTTGCCGCCTGCGCGGCCTTCACACCTTCCATAAAGTCAAAGGTCGAGCCATGCGCAAATGATTGCAGGGCCGGGGCGGCTTCCATGGCAAAACGATCCGGCGCAAATTTTGTGTGCCGAATCTTGATCTCTTGGAAATTCTCGACGCCCCAAAGGTTGCGGTTCATGCATACGCCGCGCAGATACATTGCCGCGATGCCTGCGGTTTTGCTGCCGGTCTCGCTATTCCACGCGTAAAAGCCCCGGAAAACTAGATCAGGGTCGCCGTTCTCAAGCTTGCCGATCTCGATCGGGCGGGTATCGTCGACCAAGAAAACAAACATATCCCGGTCACTGGCGAAAAGGGTGGTGGTTTCTTTTGTGACTGGCACGAATGGATCATAGATCGCCCGGCCATTAGCTGCGCCGGTCATCATGCCGGGAATTTTAAAGCCCTGATCGACGGCCACGCGGCGGGTGGTTTTCGCCATCTCATAATCGAAGATGCGGCCATAATCCGGGCCGGTGGTGGCCCTGAGCTCGCCGCCCTCGGTGCCGTGCCCGTATGCTTTCACAAGGTCGCGGCTGCGGTTATAGCGCAGGCCCCATTGCATAGCGTCGGCGGCAATGGGTGCCGGAAGGTCTCGCAAATATCCGGCAGGCGCTCCCGCCAGATTGGCAAGCTGATTGAACGACCAGTTCGTCGGCTTGTTCAAATGCTCGCGCCCGTCCTCGTCGGTGTACTCGATCAGGATTTCGCCCCGGGTCGGGTTCGCTTCGTCGAGCTCGCCGATAATTTGCATCTTATGGGTGTTCACAATTGTGCTGTTCATCTGGCGGGCGTCGGCTTCTTTGAAGTCGATTAGATCGTCGAGGCTTAAAAACCGCTCATCCTCCGGACGGTTCCACCAATTAGACGAAACAGTGCTGTTTCCGATCCCGTGGCGCAGGGCGTCGGTTTGATAAGCGCCGGTCACTGGCGCGGTGGTGTTGTTTTCGATGATGTTTTGCATTGTTTATGCTCCCGTTAAAATGCGGCCCGGCTTGGGCCGTATAGGTGTTGTCTCACATTATCCCAAAATAAACAAGTAATTTTCCAAAAAATAAGCCCGCCGGATGGCGGGCCTATAAAGGGGATCGGCTGCGGGTTCAAAACTCCCGCAATATCGGGTCGGTTCTGGCGTATCGGTTCAAAGCTTCGATCAGTCCGGGTTCGAGCTCTCGCAAAAGAGCTAGATTGTTTTCGTCCATTCTCGAAACCGAATCATGTAAGCTGTCTATCGCCCGGGCCAGTGACTCGGCTCGGGTGTCGGCCATGCCGTGTTCGATCAGTTTTTCAGAATATTTAATCATTGTAATAACTCTCCCAAGTCTTCCCCGATAAAAACCAATCTTCCTCGATTTCTTGGTTGTCAATTTCTACAGAATCAAGGCCGATATCTCCGGCCACGTGGTGACGAATAACCGAGCCCGGGGGCAGGGTTTTAACAAAGGCCCGCAAGCGGTCGCCGTCCGTCTCCGGCTGCTGCTGGTTCGCGGTGGCGGTCCAGTGCAAGGCGACATTGCCGCCCGCCGCATAGCATCCGCCCGGATCGTCGGTGGCGGCTTTTTTCTTGCTGGCCCCGTGCGCTGTAAACCCGATAATAAAATCACGATGCAGGCGAGCACAAAGCGGGCCGTCCTTACCGCCGCAATTTCGGCAGGTTACATCGTCGTTATATTCTGCCGGGCAGCGGACGATCCGGGTGCCGCCGATGCGCCGATATTTATGCAAGCCAGCAACGCCGAGCTCGTACTCATACACCGGGGCAGATATCCAATATTCAGGCTTTACAACGGTAACGGTCGGGGCGCACTCATGCGTCAGCACGGCCTCGTCTGGGGTGGCGGCGCTGTAATTGATCACGGTTTTTTCCGAGCTCAACTTATGAGACCAGAAAAGGGGGTGAAAGTGCGAATAGGTAAACGAAAAGCCGCGCCGGGGTTTTGCGTCTAGAAGGGCCTCAAGATAATCAAAATCGATTTGCTCGTCTCCGCACCCGCGCCCGCTCGGGTTCAACTCACAAGAGACCGGGCAAGTTCCAAACTTTTCGGAGCTCCCGGCCCGGTATGTGACGGCGCACCCGGCGGTCTTTTTCGCGGTGCTCATGGCGGTAGTTTTCAACATCGTTATTGCTCCCGTAATAGATGCGATTTCACCCATACATAAACCAAAGAAAAAGGCCCGTCAATATGGCGGGCCTTCTTTTTTATTTGCGGTTTGATCGTTGCTGAGCCCGCTTCATCAGCTCGTCATATTTGGGGCCATAAATCAAACGTCCGATCCACGTGAATATAAACATCAAGCTGCATCCTCATGCTGTTGTTCTTCCCAAGTCGCAAACTGGCGGATGATTTTGTCGCCGCCTATCGGCCCGTCGGTTATCTCAAGTCGGAGCCATTGCGAAAAGCACTGCGCGTCTTGTAAGACCTCAAGAAACAAACAGACATATTCCGGATCGGTAGTATCGCCACTTCGCCACCTTATTTCCGGCTTGCTGACCTCACCAGTGTAAAGAGTAACATTTGGCCAATACACCCAAACAGGCAACGCCTCATCAGTGGCAGACAAGCGATACTCCCAGTAAAGTTTTTCGATGTGCTCAAGTTTCATCGAGGGGATATCCGGTATTCTATAACCCTCATCATTACGAACCAGATTACGGGTGTTATATTGAAGCCCATACTTACGATAAAAGGATTTATTTCTAGGCTGCATTGTCTGCCTCCTCATTAAACGGATCAGGGATCACGCGGGTCACGGCAAAATCCGCACCCGCAAGTGTGTCCCAGACTCCAAGATCACGCACCTTGAGTTCCGCATCTTGCTCGTTGTCAGCGTCCACCAAATAGGTGTTGGTGATCACCATCGTCACTTCGTACTTCATCGCAATCTCCCGTGTTGAAGTTGTGTTCCTGATATATGGGATTATTGCGGACAAATCAAGTCAAATATCGTGTCCCAGTGAAAAGGCTGTTGACAACGAAACAAGGGCTCAACCTTCTCGATGCCGTCCATCTTTAAATCGACCGCTGCCGCTGCCGGGTACAAAAGACACTCTGACGGCTCGGTGGCCTTGGTCTGTCGCTTGATCAGAATCCAACAACTTGAGTGCTGGTGTCGAGATAGCCACGCCACTTGTGACGGACGGAGAGTCACCGCATTACCGGTGATGTATTTGAGCTCGACCAGATGAAAGTCCCCGGCCTCGTCACATATCATCAGGTCAGGAATCCCAGCCCCGATGTAGTTCTCAATCCTCGTTAAAAGCAGCTTCCGTTTCGACCGCTGCGCTGCTTCCTTCACTTGCTTGTAAAAGCCTGCCTCTCGCTTTGTCGCGATTGGAGGTATTTTCATCCTCGGGGGTGATATCGATTGTGACCGGGGCATAGCTGTTCTTAATCTCCTCAAGGGCTTTCAAAACCTCGTCTTTGCTCATGCTGTCAATCGAGCCATGGCGGATCTCAGATTTACTTACGTAGATGTCCCCTTGTGCCTGACCTCGCCGATACTCCGCTTGAACAGCAGCAGAGTAAGCGCCGTTCTGCAAAGCCGTGTCCCGGATAAGCTGAAGGTCACGCAAATGCCGTTGATAAGTTACGCCGTATTTCTCATCGAGCTCGCGACGGTAAGCTTGGATCGCGGCCACCACATGCGGAGAGATGTGCGGGTTGGTCAACTCATATGCCCGGGTGTGGGCAGAGCCGACAGAATAGCCAGCGTTGATCGCCGCTTCTCGCAAAGTTATCTGACCGTCCTTGCTGACCAGCTCTTTGACAAAGAGCTCTTGCTTTCGGGTCAGAGCGGATTGTGCTGTAACCGGGGGACGGCCCCGGGTCTCCATGGGTTTGCCAGTGAGCTTCGATGCCCTCTTTCTTGCCGCCATCGTTTCCTCAGTTAAAAAGGTCAACTCCCATCCTTTTTACAGCGGTTACATATATAGAGCAAAAATATTTTTTTTTGAAAAAGCCCGCGAACCCCCATTAAGGTCATTTCTTTGGGTAACACCTTTGTTTAAGCGGTGTTACCAGAAGTGTTACCCTTTCGATACTCTGTAATCGTTGCTGACTAAGGGTTACAGAAAAAGGTAACACCGGTAACACCGGTAACACCATATTTTTTGTGTTTTTTATTTTTTATAATTTTCTCCCTATATATGTATACCGTTACCAAAAAGGGCCCCGCCGAAGCGGAGCCCAAGATTTGTCAGTCGTTCTCGTCTCGCAATCGCGCCTTCAACATCAGGGACTGCGCTTCGTGCAGCTTGCTGATCGCTTGATCGAGGAAGGGCTTGCCTTCGCCGTCCACTTCCAGCCACAGGTCATTGACGGCGTGGATGGCTTGGTTCAGCAGCGCGGCTGCTGCTTGGTGGTCACTGGGCTTTGTCAATGCTTGGTCTCCTCCTCCTCATCATACGCACGGGCAATGGTTGCCGCTTGGTGCATAGCTGAAGACAGCATTCCGATGGCGGTGCTGCCGTTAGGGCTTTGGACCACAAGCCGGAACAGGAGAGCTGTGAGAGCTCCGCCCAGTACCGCGCCGGTATTGAACCCTTCGGTTTCCAGTTGATCGAGCAGGGCGTTCATTTCGTTGCCCGCATAGTCGAACTGCTTTTCAAGATCTTCGCTCATCCGCGTTGTACCCTCAACCACGCCGCAAGCAGCTTCTCTGCTGCTTCGACGGCCTCACGGCTATAGTCACCCTTGGCTGCAATGGTGGACGTTTGCGCGTTGATCGCGCTGGAGACTGCTGCCACGGCATCAGTATACTCCATGCCGCGGACGATATCGAACAGCTCTTCTTTCTTACGCATCGTGACCCATCCTATCTAGCGCCAGAAAACCGGCCATTTGGTTCTTATGCTCATCAAATACAAACTCGTGTTTAATGTCGTGATACACGCAGTATCCAACAGCGTTATAGATCAAATCGTCCGGCGCTTGCGACTCGTCAATTAAGACACGAAACTCGTTCCTGCCATAGCGTTGTTCAATAACGAGCCAGAACCAGTAATCTTCTTTACCGGCCCATGCCATCATGCGGCCATCGCCGCGGATTGAGGTGACATCACCAATCACCGTGGACAGGCCACTGACTTTGGCAATGATATCGACGACGACAGGCGGCAGTGCTTGTTGATCTTCCATTACGTTCTCCCTAGTTGGTGTAATCTGTATATAAGACTTATCGCATATACAGTCAAGGCAAAAGAAAAGCCCCGGAGATTTCTCTCCGGGGCCCAACTACGGGAACGCTCCCA